CACGTCTAGCGTCGTCTGCTAACCGTTGATACCGGTGTCAATGCAGACATGGGGTTTCCTGCCCAATTACCCCTGGGCAGGCCTCTTTTGTGGGTGAGGTAACCGCTTTTGTTTTGTCGACCGTATTGGTCTCAGTGGAATAAAGATTTTGTGGTACTTGAATTTAGAGCATAAGGCCAGCTATGCTAGCCATCGTTCGCGCTGTGCGCATTGCTGGTGCTAACTGAGAGGCGGCGTTGTTAACGGCGACTCCGGTCGCGGTCACGCTCTTAAGGATTTCAGCGGAGTAGGCGGCCGTACTCTGAACGTTCTGTATCGTGTCCATCATTGAGCCAGCATTGGCTCTAGCGGTCATGAGTGCAGGCACGTAAGGTGCGGCGGGCGTCGCTACTCCGGCGAAGGCGGTGAAAGGTGTCGGGATAAACTCGTAGTTGGTGATGATCTCGACGCTCAGAACTGCTTGGCCGAAGACGCCACCAGTGACTGAGATAACCAGGCTGGTGAAATTGTCATAGTCGAGGGTGCCGAGGTCGGCTTCGTACATGTTTCCGTTAATGCCGGCGGACCTCCCAGTCCAATGTATGTTAGAATTGGCGAGAGGGAACACTTTCGTGTTCTGTCCGATAACCGTAGATCCAACGATTAAGTTGGTGGTAGTAGAGATGTTCATCCCATGGACCTCACTGACTGTGATGAGTCCTTGGGCTGTCATAGCTGGCATAGCAGTAAACAGTCTAACTCCAAACGACACGACTCGCCAACCAGACATGCCGTTGCCTATCATACCTGAGAAGCCGTTAGCTCCTCGGGTGGTCCAGGATGTGGCAACAGCACCAGTGATGTTAGCGGAGTAACCGAGCGCGCTTGGGTTGGAATTGTACCAACTCATGGCGACACCGGTCCCGTTGGTGCTGATAGTGTCAACGTACACCGATTTGTAGGTGCTTGATCGCGTCTGGTTTTCGTCGTGGATTTTCATGCCGTGGGAGTGTGCGCAAAACGGGTCGAGCATGCCGCAGACCGTGTGGACTGCTGACATGTTGGCCGCGTGGTTCATGCGTGGCGTGATGGTCTGTCGGTTGGTACCCCTAGGTTGACGGGGTTTCTTGTTATTGGGCTTGCTGCCCCCTTTCTTCTTTCCTTTCTTCTGTTTGGGTTTGTGGTTAACCATTTTCTTCTTTATTTTCTTCGAGTGTGCTCAAGAGCTCTAGCTTGGTATGATAAAATTAAATTGTTTAAATACACCTGGGCAATCGCACTCTAGCGCCCCATGCGCTACGCCTGCTCCGCGCTAGCGGTCGCGGGCGATTATCTTGGTCATCGCCTGGGAGTGGATGACCGACGGAAGCTTCACTATCTGGTTGAGAAGCTTACCGAATTCTTCTTCGTCTTTTTCACGCAACCCATAACGTTCCCAAAAGAACTCCCACGTAGCTGCGTTGGGAGTGTGGCGTTGGGAATACGTTATGGTCCATTCTTCAGATCCCCTCTCTTTAACAACTTTGTGGTTGTGGGTCAGCTCGAGGGTACGCTTTAGGTATAAGCGCAAGAACGGTATGTGTTGACACCCTGGCTGCAGCGAAATAGCTGCGCCTCGGAGGTTGGCCGCTCCAGCTTTGGAGATGCTCCATCCGAGCCTAGCCATGATACGGCCAGGCATCGGCGCCAGGACTGGGCCCTGGGAGGTGGGCCAGAATAGCTTCGAACAAAAGGTCGCATCGCTCATGCAGGCCGGAATCGTAGGCACTGGTAGTAGGCCCAGCGCTGAGATATATTTTGTGAAACTGGTCAACATCGACGCCTTCAATGCGTCGAGCGCAGT